CAAAACAGTTTTATTTTCTTCATCAATTGTATATTGTATTGTTGAAACAATATAAAGACGATTATTTGTGCTTGGTTGAGATTCTTCGACTACTTGATAAAATTTACATCCATTGTTTTCAGACCACGAAAGATCCGACAATTCTAAATCAGACAAAACATGAAAATTGGATATATTTTTCCATGCTGTCGGAAGTTCATTATGAATTTTAATTATTGTGTTGTTGTTTATTTCTGCGTATTTCATTTTTCTGTATTGTTACATTATTTGCTGAATAATAATCGTGTCAAGAACAGCATTTGAGTCACTTTGATTATTTATTCTTATCGTTACACTATGTACAGCAGGCGGAAATGGAGGCGCATTCCCAAATCCAAAGAATGCAAGATAGTCTCCTGAAGACACAGACAAAGAAGAAACGACCAAAGAAGATCCGTTGTAAAGAGTTGAAAAACCACCAGTAGTTCTACCTTCTGGTGTAGGTGTACCACCGTATTGATTGCTGCTATCGCAATACTCGCCCGTAGAGGATGTGGGTGTCGATGCTTTTCTGTAAAAAACAGTAGGTGGAGTTCCTGATGTCGATGTAACTGTAAAGGTTAGGGTAATTGCTTGGTTGATACTCAGTATTTGTTCTTCAGTATAGTCTGCACATGGAGAAATATCATCACAACCCAATGTTCCCGTCCAATTCACAGCGGCAGGAGTAACATCTACTGCGGCGACACCGTTCTTCGTCAGAGCCACACGACCTGTTACACCGAGCATTCCCATTAGAAGTTTTGTCCTGCGTTGAAGGCGAGCCAAGTCGTACCATAGTCGTAGGAGAGGAATGAGAAGACATCGAACTTTCCACTCGTCGTGGTGAGCGTCGGTGCCGTTCCCGAAGGCCATTTGATCTGACCGTAGTGGGTTGCTCCCGTCTGCCATGTGATCGATGCCGATGCGGTTGCACCCACGATGAGAGTGAACGAGTGAACCCGAGCGGGAGGGAATGTTGATGCCACCGAGGTCTTTGGACTCGCATCCATGCCGAATCCCTCGCCGTTGTTCCGCACGAAGGCGGTGTATGCGCTGGTGACCGTGGCTTGTGCAGCCTTGCTGAGTACGATGGCCCCCGTGCCCGAGTTGTATGAGACGGCGGTGCATCCCGTGCTAGTGATGCCAGGTCCGAAGAGGAACTGTCCCGCCGCAATGGTTCCGCCTTGGTTGAAAGTCGATGCCGTGGCACCCGTCAGACCCACGGTCGTGGTGACCGTCGCCCATGCGGTCGATGGAACTTTGATGGAAGGCAGATTATCGCTAGGCGCATATCCCCCGAGTATTCCCGAGTTGTCGCTTCCATATAGGTTTAGGTAGAAGGTGTTGCCCCTCGACAGATCGACATAATATCTGGTGCTGGTCTTGCCATCGTTGATCTCCTTGCGGACCTGATACCCGAACACCTCGCCGAAGTCCTTGAAGGTGGCATCCTTCAGCAAATTCTTGTCCGTTCCGAGGCTCATGTTGTAAGTGAATGTCGCTCCTGTTGCGGCGAGGGCACCCGTGATGCTGACCGCAGCACCGAAGGTTGCTCCACCCGAGACGAACAGGTTCGCCGTGGTCAGTCCCGCTGCAAAGTTTGCACGGGAGTTGAAGGTGGCACCTGCGGCGATGATCACGGAGTTGCCCGAGATGCCTCCGTTGACGCAGAGAGCCATGCTCGGAGTCGTGTCGTTGATGCCGACCCTGTTGTTCGTGTCATCGACATAGAGGACACCACCCGCAATGTTGACGAAGGTCACGGGATCGATGACGATGCCGCCACTCGCACTTGAGATGTTCACATTGCCGTCCGATGCGACGATGTCGATGTCGGTGTTCGCCGTGAACTTGATGTCGCCGCCGAGAGTCTGAAATGTGATGTCTGCACCAAGGTCGGTGCTGTTATTGCTAAAGGCGATGTAGGGCTTGGTGGGGAAGTCGCCGCTTCCTCCCTGTCCCGCCACGAAGTAGACATTGTTGACCGCCTCACCCGAGATGTTTCCTCCCGAGTAGAAGCCTCCTCCGATGTCCACCTGCGGGTGCGAGGCTAGCGTGGAGAGCCTCACCGTGCTTCCCGCATCGAAGGTGGCACCCGCAGCCGAGATGCCGTTGGAGAACCTCTGCAATCCTGTGAAGGTCTGTGTCGTGTTCGTCTTGGCTACATCGGTGACTGCTCCCGTGGCACCGTTGATTGACGATACGACTTCGTTGTTGTGCGCAAACGCACCTGAAAGGTCCTTGCTCTGTGACAGCGACAGGACCGTTCCGCCGAGGTTCTTGAAGAACACCTTCTCGTCGGATGTGTTGATGGCGAGTTCGCCGAGCGACAGGTCTCCCGAGGAAGGGGAGTTTCCCGTGACCGACGAGTTGTACAGTTGGATCGTGCTTTCCTTGGGCATATCGAAGTACCTCTATTTAGAAGGTTCCTCCGTCAACGGAGCCGATGAACAGGTTCGCATTCACAGTTCCTGTGAAGGTGGCACCCGTGCCGCTGATGTAGGGGATGGTCACATTGTCGGGCAGACCGATGATGATGTTTCGGCAGTTGATGCCTGCGGACACGACCACCTCGTTCACCGTGCCCGTGATCGTGAACGCACCCGTGCAGCCGTTGATGCTTCCAACGACGGTCACATCTCCCGTCAGACCGTTCAGACTTTTTACGGTGTTGAGGCTGATGTAGTCGAATGCCTCTGCCGCAACCACAAGACCGACTCCACTCTGCTCAATTGCAGAGGTGACAATCTCGTAGTCAATAGTGGTTGCACTCTTCGTTTTCTGTAGGTAGTCCGTGGTCTTACTAGCAAACAGAGCATCGCTATCAAGGATGAATTGCTTTGGACTGACTCTCTTCGTCTTTACCAACCCAGGTTCACTTGCATCGTAGAAAAGAACAAAGTCACTATCTTTGTCTATCGTTGTGGATGAACCTGTTGTCAGATTTCCTGGATCAAAGTAAAGGTAGGCGAGCGAGCCGTCCGCATTTGCCGAAGCACCCACTCCGCTGTAAGTGGCACTAAACAGACTACAACTATTTGTACTTGAGCATGTGTTTGTTATGTTACACCAAAAACAAGGATTGGGATCGTTTTCACAGTCAACCTCATTTGTGTAAGAACTACAGAGTGTGCCCTGACTACCACCTCGTAGGCTCACATGACCGTTGGTTACAACAAAAGCATTCGTATCGAACGAGGCTACACCCGTCACCGAGGTGTCCGCAAGCCTGTTCGTGAATCTGTCGTTGGTACGACCGATCAGGGATTGACCATCACCCGTGACCGTGATGTTGCCCGTGAGACCGTTGAACCCCGTGACACCGATGTTGAAGATGGTGTCAGTCCTACCCGAGGTGGCAAGGGAAATACCTGACCCTGCGACCGTGATGACCGTGTCGCCCGTGGCTTGGTATGCCGATGCGAGGCTCACCGCACCGCTAGAAACCGTGAAGTAGGTCGAGTTGAATGAGGCGACACCTGTCAGACTTGTGGTCGCAAGCCTGTTCGTGAACTTGTTGTTGTCAAAACCGATCAGGGATTGACCATCACCCGTGACCGTGATGTTGCCCGTGAGACCGTTGAAGCCCGTGACACCGATGTTGAAGATGGTGTCCGTCTTGCCCGAGGTCGAGATGGCGATGCCTGATCCCGCAACCGTGATGACTGTGTCACCCGTGGCTTGGTAGGCGGCAGCAAGATCGACAGCACCATTCGACACCGAGAACCTAGTGTTGTTGAACGAGGCGACACCTGTCAGACTTGTGGTCGCAAGCCTGTTCGTGAACTTGTTGTTGTCAAAACCGATCAGGGATTGACCATCACCCGTGACCGTGATGTTGCCCGTCAGTCCATTGAAGCCCGTGACACCGATGTTGAAGATGGTGTCAGTCCTACCCGAGGTGGCAAGGGAAATACCTGACCCTGCGACCGTGATGACCGTGTCGCCCGTGGCTTGGTATGCCGAGGCGAGGGTCACATGACCCGTGCTAGCGACCGAGAAGTATGTCGAGTTGAATGAGGCGACACCTGTCAGACTTGCGGTTGCAAGCCTTGCGGTAATGTTGGAGTTGTCCTTGCCGACAATAGATGCACCATCACCCGTAACGGCTGTTACCTGTTGAGCCACGCCGCTGAATGTGATGAGGTTCCCCGATTGGGTGATCGTGATATTCGATCCTGCCGTGATGTTGACCTTGCCCGTCAGTCCAACATCGGAGCCAAATCCGATTCCCGTGACACCGATGTTGAAAAGGGTGTCCGTTTTGCCCGAGGTCGAGATGGCGATGCCTGATCCTGCGACTGTGATGACCGTGTCACCTGTGGCTTGGTAGGCGGCAGCAAGATCAACGGCACCATTAGAAACCGTGAAGTAGGTCGAGTTGAACGAGGCGACACCGAGAACGCTATCTGTTGCAGTTATTCCTTGGAATGCGAATGTGTCAGTAGTAACTTCCCGAACAGAAATTCCAGGTCCACCTGTAAGGGTAAAGGTATCTCCTAAAGAAGCCACTTCTGTGGTTTGAACAGAATCACGGAAGGTGATTGAGGAGTTCGCAAGTTGAGCGTTGCCGATTCCGCCATTCTTGACTGTGACAACTCCTTCTAGGCTCACAGCGAAGTCGCCTGAATCGAAGGAAGCGACACCCGTGATTCCTGTAGTGGCAACCCTTGCTCGGATTGCGACACCGTCTCCGATAAGGGATCCACCGTCACCCGTCACCACGGTCGCAGCCGCAACATTGAAGTTGCCGTTCGCATCGGGTGCCGTGTTGTTGATCGTGATGACACCCTTGCTGCTGACATGTCCCGTTCCACTCACCGTAAAGTGGTCTGACAGGAACGATGCCACACCCGTCACACCCGTGGTCGCAGTCCTGTTGGTGAAACTGTTGTTAGTACGACCGATCAGGGACCCACCGTCACCTGTGAGCGTGACGGAACCAATCAGGGTGTTGAGGGAGGTGACTGCGTATGCGGGTCTCCACTCGTCAACTCCGTTCCATTGCAGGAACTGATATTGCTCGGGTGGATCCTCAAGATTCACATCCGAGAGTTGACCCACACCAAGAGTCACCGAGCCCGTGAGGCTGTTGACCGACCAAACGGTCGAGCGTTCGTCCCTGAAGGTGACCCTGTCGGAGGTACCTCCCGTACCTCCCACGAAAAGTCTGCGGTCTGCGATGTTGACGGCGATCTCACCTGCTGTGAGGGAAGGAGTCGCCGAGGGGACCTCGGATCGAAGTATCTTGATTGTCTCTTGTCGAGCCATATCGAAACGAAAATCCCCTTCTCGTCACGGAATCAGAAAGTTCCGCCGTCGATCCTCGCAACCACCGTTGCCATCGTGTATCCAGATCCCGAATCGTTCACGAATGTGGTGGGTTCGACTCCACCCGAGAGTCCCGTGAAGAACTTGAACTTGCCGCTGTCGGAAGCGTCCCTGAAGATTCCTGCGAATCGCTTTCCGCTGCTTGTGTACTGACCGTAGAATCCGAGGTCAACGCTGTCCGCTGCGTTGCCTGTACCAAGCATGATGAGCGGGTCCTCGACAACGAACGAATCGACATTCGCCGTGACCACCGTTCCATTGACGGTGAGGTTGCCAGGGATCGTGATGTCGTTCGGAAGACCGATAGTGAACTCTGTGTTCGACCTGCTCACCGAGACCTGAGACGCAGTTCCCGTGATGGTGAGGGTTCCACCGAGATTCAGCGTGGTTCCTGTGTCGCTTGTGCTTGCCTTGACGGTGATACCCGTCGAGGACACGGCACCACTCGACACCGAGAAGTGAGTCGAGTTGAACGAGGCTACACCCGTCACACCCGTTGTCGCAAGCCTGTTCGTGAACTTGTTGTTGTCAAGACCGATCAACGAGCCGCCGTCACCTGTGACCGTGATGTTGCCTGTCAGTCCATTGAAGCCCGTGACACCGATGTTGAAAAGCGTGTCCGTCTTGCCCGAGGTCGAGATGGCAATTCCCGATCCCGCCGTAGTGATGACCGTGTCGCCCGTGGCTTGGTATGCCGATGCGAGGCTCACCGCACCGCTAGAAACCGTGAAGTAGGTCGAGTTGAACGAGGCGACACCTGTGACCGAGGTGTCTGCTAGCCTGTTGGTGAACTTGTTGTTGTCACGACCGACGAGAGATCCACCATCTCCCGTGACCGTGATGTTGCCTGTGAGACCGTTGAAGCCCGTGACACCGATGTTTGTGATCGTCTTGCCCGATCCAATGGCAATTCCCGATCCCGCTTGGACCGTGTCGCCTGTGGCTTGATAGGCGGCAGCAAGATCAACGGCACCGTTCGTCACCGAGAACCTAGTGGCGTTGAACGAGGCGACACCTGTCACACCCGTGGTCGCAAGCCTGTTCGTGAACTTGTTGTTGTCAAGACCGATCAACGAGCCGCCGTCACCTGTGACCGTGATGCTTCCCGTGAGACCGTTGAAGCCCGTGACACCGATGTTGAAAAGGGTGTCCGTCTTACCCGAGGTCGAGATGGCGATTCCCGATCCCACAACCGTGATGACCGTGTCACCCGTGGCTTGGTATGCCGAGGCAAGGCTTACTGCGCCCGAGGAAACCGAGAAGTAGGTCGAACTGAAAGAGGCGACACCCGTTGCCGATGCGTCGGCAAGCCTGTTCGTGAAACTGTTGTTGGTGCGACCGATCAGAGACCCGCCGTCACCTGTGATCGTTACTGTGCCTGTGAGACCGTTGACGCTGCGGACAACATCCTTCAGACCTACCGCACCCACAGCGGAAACCGTGAAGTCTGCGCTAGTGAATGAGGCGACACCCGTGACGCTTGTGGTCGCAAGACGAGCCGATATGGTGTTCGTCGCTCCCGATGTGACCTTGATCACGGCACCGTTGTCGCCCGTGACAACGATGTTGCCGCCCGTGCCGTTGACCGTGTTGACAACCGCACCACCGCCGCCGACAACACCGTCAACATAGGACTTGACCGCCGATTGCGTCGGCACGATGTACTGACTGTTGGTGGTGATGTCTCCTGCTGTGATCTGTGCGCCGATCCACAGGCTAGTTCCATCACCCTTACCAATGTGGAACTTACCGTTCAGATCGGAATACGCAATTTCACCGAAGGTCAGTCCTGTTGGGACATCGGTGGTGGTGGACCGCAGTACTGTTATCGTGCTTTCACGGGGCATGGTTGTTTTTTTCCTTTGGGGTATCTATGTCAGAATGTGCCACCATCGGTGATCTGCCGAGGGGTCTTGCCTTGAAGGTATTTGGCATCGACTCCCGTCAATGCGGAACCGTCGAGGGCAGGCAAGGCTCCTGTCCCTCCCACACCGAAGATAAGACTCGACCCCAAGACGATGAGGTTTCCCGCCTTGATCCCCGTCCTTATCGTGACATGTCCCGTCGTGGAGACATTGAACTGCTCCCCATCGAAGGAAGCGACACCCGTCGATCCCGTTGTCGCTATTGGAATCGGGCAGCACTTTGCTGCCGTGTCCTGTGTGGTGCCATCGGGGAACTCCAAATAGGACCCCGCCAAGGTGGTGCCGAACTTGATCGAACCTGGAGCCTCAAACGAGAGATCGGACAGGTAGTTGTACTTGAGGGCGTTGTCTGCTCCGAGATCCGACCCGTCCCCCTCAAATGGAGCGTTCGTATCGGTGAAGGCGAGGGCACCCGCTTGTCCCTTGACTGTGGCGGGGGGCTTGACATACAGGCGGAATGTCTTGTTGTTCGCTCCCGTCATGGTCAGGGTGATGTTGCCCCCGACTGTGAGCCCGAGTGCGCCCGTGAGACCATTGATTCCCGAGACATAGTCTCCAGTTATGCCGCCAACCGAACCTGTACCGCCGCCACCTGAACCATTGATCGTGATGGAGTTGCTGTTGGGATCTGTCGTGAGGGTAATGTTGTTACCCGCAACGAGGGTCAGGGTCTCCTTGTCGTACTGAACGGCAGTCAGACCCGACTGACCCGACACGGAGATGAACTTGAATGCTTCGCCAAGACCGCCGCCGCCGTCGTAGAGGATCGGCGTGGTCGGCTTGATCTTCGACAGATCGATTGTGAGATGCTTGCGGTCGGGGTCGAGTTTCAGCGGATACTGAACCGAGAGAACGCCCGAGTCTCCCGTGGCACCTCTCTCGCCTTGCGGACCTTGTGGACCTATAGGCCCAGCCTGTCCTGCAACTCCTTGAACGCCTTGAGAGCCTCGCTCTCCTTGATCGCCTTGCTCTCCCTTTTCCCCACGCTCTCCACGGGGACCTTGGGGACCTTCGTTTCCTTGCGGACCTTGGAAACCTTGGGGACCTTCGGCTCCTTGGGGACCTTGCTCTCCCCGTTCGCCTCGTTCTCCTCGTTCGCCAACAGGTCCCTGCGGACCTTCGGGTCCCTGCGCCCCGATATCTCCCCTCTCGCCCTGCGCTCCCTTTTCCCCTGCCAATCCTTGAAGTCCTCTTTCGCCTTGGACTCCTTGGGAACCCGTGGCTCCCTTCTCACCTTGCGGACCTTGGGAACCTTGCTCTCCACGCTCACCTCGCTCTCCCCTCAGTCCATGCAGACCTTGGAGACCTCGTTCGCCTCGTTCGCCTCGTTCGCCTACAAGTCCTTGCGGACCTTGTTCGCCTTTGTCGCCCTTGGGACCTCGGGGACCACGAATGCCTGGGAGTCCGTCCTCTCCCTTGCTCGGGGTTGACGGAACATCGGGCTCCTCGTTGATCGGGTGCTTCTTCTGAGGATCTTCATCCTCTCGGTAGTCCTTGATGTAGCGAAATCGACCCGACATCCGTTTGGATATTTAGGAACAGGTCAGAGGGTTGTCAGGGCGTTCCATGACACGGGAAACAGGGGAGAGATAATCTTGCCCATCGCAGCGGCGTACTCCCGCACCTCCCATTGTGCGTGGGAGTCCGAGCGTTGGGTGTACACCCTTGCATAGGCTGACAGCGATCCCGTCCACCACCATTCCGTATAGGTTCCTTGAGGCAGCACGAACCGAGCCTGTTCGGGAGCGATGCCTTGGGCGATCAACGACTCGTAGACATCCATGCACTTCTCCACCGAATCCCGATAGAGGTAGTCTGCTGCTCCACGACGGCTGTCGGTCTGCTCCACGAATCCACCCGAACCCTGCTTCGTCCCATCGACGGGAGCCGTGCGCCAATCGGGGATGTAGACCTCGGGTGTCTCGTTCACATAACGGCGTGACACCTCGTTCTCCACGAATCCCTGCTTGTGCTTGAACAGTTGTGTACGGATGGAGATCGGTGCCTTGATCCGCAGGGTGATCTGCGGATGGGCGAACGGGGTCCAATGGCGGTGCTTGGCGAGGTATTCGATGAGTTTGCGGTCACGCTCAAGGAGCGTCTCGCTCAACGCCACCCCACGCCAATCACGCTCGGTGTCCCACTCGCTCTCCTTGTGAAACGACACACGGGCGGCGTTGACCACCGTGAGATCGTCTCCCATGTGCGACACATACTGCACGAATCCCTTGTCGAGGACAGGGATCTTCAGGGGCTGATCTTCCAAGGTGGATCACTCCTCGGTGTCGGATTCGTCGGAAACGGTCTCTTCCCACGCCGAGCCATCGACATCGTCGCCGATGTCGTTGTCATCTAGTCCCATGTCGCCGACCTCGGAGGAGATGTCGTTGGGTTCGTCCCTCAACTCCGAGCGAAGACCGTCGATCCGCTCCCCCACCTTGTTGTAGAGGGCGGCGTAGATCGCATCCTTCGCATCGCTCGCCTCGCCGCCGAGGACCTTGTCGATGATGTCGGCTGCGGGAGTGATGTCGGAATCGTGTCCTTGCCAAAACTCGGGGTAGTCCGTGGGATCATCGCTCGGGCTCCACTCGGTCTCGTCAAGGTCTTCGGGGGTTTCATCGGGGTTCATGGTGCAGTCCTCCGTGCTATCTATGCCACTTCTTGATCGCAACATGTGCAGCGATCCCACGATGGGAATTTCTTGCGATCTCGGCTTCGATCATGGATCTCGTCATGCCCGAGAGGACCATGTCGTTGATGTCCTTGTACCCCGCAACCCTGTCCGACCAAACGCAGATGGAATGGCTGCTCTCGGCGATCATCTCCATCGCAGCGACCACCTGACGGTTTCGGGGCTCGTTGTCGATGGCGTACCTGAGTTCGGCATCCTTCAGCCTCTCGGGTATGTTGAGGGCGTTCGACAGACCGATCATCGCCACGGCGTTGTCAAGGAACAGGCTGTCGATTGGACCTTCGACCACCGTCACGGGCTTTCGTGGATCGACCCTGTCCATCCCATACCACATCTTGTCCGAGTCCTTATCAGCCTTGACGGTGATGTATCGGATGCCGCTCGTCTTGACGAGTGTTCTGCCTTGGGCACCCACCAACCTCCCCTCGGGGTCGAGGATCGGGATGACAACCCTGCCCTCGGATGGGATCTTGATCTCGGGATCGATGCCCTTCGCCCATTCCGAGTAGTCATCGGCGTAGTAGAGGCGGCACATCGCCTCGGTGGGTATGCGTCTCTTCCTAGCCCACACAACCGCTTCGTGGGTATCGGACATATCGCAGAGCCTCGGTATCTCCTTGAGGATCGGGCTCTCCCCCGCACGGGCATGCGGGTGTGCGGGTCCGTGCGTGGGCGTGTGTGCGCCCGTGCGTCCGTGCGTGTGCGACCCCGTCTCCTTTAGAACCTCAAAGGTGTACTGCCTGTGAAGGTTTCCATCGAACCCTTTGAGGAACCACCCGAGGGAGGCTCCGTAGTCGCAGTTGTGGCACTTGACGGAGAACGACCCCTTCTTCTCGTAGAAGTAAAACCTACAGATGTTGCCGTTCTTCTTGGAGTCCCCGCAGATGGGACACCTGCATACGGCGAGATGGTTCGGCTTCTTCCATGCGAAGCGTTCCAACTTCGGCGAGAGCATGTTGATGTACTTGGTGTCGAGAAACAGAGGCATAGTTATAGGATCAAACCATAAGTGTATGAGAACTAAGCCCCACAAGGACTTGCTGAATACAATCTTATGGGATTCTTGATTTTACGACTTTTACGGCTAAACAGCCGCATACATAGCGGTTCAGCCAGAAGAAGCCTGTCGCCTGATCTTCCGCTTGAAGAGCAGACCTCGGCGACCTGGTGGTTCCTGACCTGGTGATGTACCTGCGATGTTGCCATGTCCGACCGCATTCGCAGGAGCGTCCTCTTGGACATCGTTGATCGTGAAGATCAGGCTCCCGAGCCTGTAGATCGGGAACCCGAAGAACTCGTCTGTGGGTAGCAGTTGGCTGTCGAGGGCGACCCTTCGACCACGGATGCGATAGGACCCCGCTTCGATTGCCACGGGCTGCGTCTCTTCATTCATCGTCCATAGGAGCAGACCTTTTCGGTCGAGTTCCTCCGAAACCAACCTTTCGATCAGATTTGGATCGGCTCCCTGCCTCTCGCAGTACTCCTTGAGGAGGATCGTCCTGACTGCGAACTCGCTGCGGTTGGCTAGGTTGATGCCCTTTCCGAGGAGACACGGCGAGTTGAACTCAAGCAATCGCTTGATGTTCCAAGCCAAGGTGTAGAAGACCGAGGGATACGCTTTCTTTTCCTCGGCTGTCTTGAGGCTAGCCCGAGGCTTGAGGATCTTGCCCCCCGCATCGATGATCCCCAACCTGTAAGCCTCCATCTGATTCCATGGAGTGGCAAGGATCTGTGCGAACTTGTATGAGATCAGTAGGTCTACGACGGATGACATCAGATTCCCCTCAGCCGTTGGATGATTCCCATGTCCATCACCATGGCTAGGACATCGACCTCAAGCCTAAACTTCGGCTGTCCTTCGGGCAGATACCCGAGGTATACGAGGAAGGTCTTCAGTATGTAGTGGAGGTCGGATTCGATGCGATGGAAGAGGAGGCGGCATCCCGCCTCGACCCCGAACACATTGCAGAAGACGATGATGTGGTTGAGGATCAGGCGTTCCCGAAGGACTCCCGTTTTCCTGTACCGCCTGAACAGCCTCTTGAGGTAGACGAGCCTCGCCATGTCATCTTCAAACTCCGCAACCCCCTTGCAGAGGGGATTATCGTAGTGCTTCATGGCGAAACGGATGTAGTTGTCTTCCGTCAGCGGCTCATACATCCCATACTCAAGAGTTCTTTAGGTGGAGGGGACCACCATGGCTTGCACTTGGATGAGACCGTTCGTGAGCCGTTGGGTCTCGACCTGCATCATCAAGCCATGACCGAGGACAGGGGTGATCCCGTCATCCATTTCGTATCCGTAGGTGGTGCCATCCGACCTAAGGGTTCCCCCGAATCGGGTCAGGGGGAAGGTGTTGGTGGTCTCGGACTCCTCGACCGTGGTGCAGAAGTCCTTGGGGATGTGGAAGTCGAGACCGACCATCTGAAGGCGACCCTGCGCTTGCTTCAAAGCCTCCATCGGATTGATGTACGGCTTGGCTCCGAGGGCTCCGAGGTAGGTATTGATCCTAGCGATGGACTGCCTCGACAGGTCGGCGAGGTTCCGACCGAACTCCAACGAGTTGTCGCTGTCCTGAGGACCGACACGACCCCTAGTTCCCGCAGCGTCGAACGCCGAAGGATACGAACTCTCGTTGATGGTCTTGCGCAGTTCCTTGAACGACTTCATGGTGACTCCTATCAGACGAAGGACACCTTGAAGGTGGTGTCGGCGGTAAGGCTTCCCGATCCCGCATCGGTCACACGGAGGGTGACCGAGCGGTTGGCAGCGGTGGCACCCGCCCTGTTGACCTTGAACACGGCGACATTGTTGTTGAACGCCGAGGTGGGTCCGAAGAAGGTCTCGTAGACTGCGGTCGGGACATTGTTTGCGACCAACAGCGCAGATCCCTGCACGATGTTGCCCTGCGCACCGAACGGATCGGTGACCTCGCTGAAGGTGAGGTTGTGGGTGAAGTTCACATCGTTGGCGACGATCTTGATGTAAGCCGTCGCCGAGGCGGGGAAGTTCAGAGTGGAGACACCGTAGCCGTTGACGGCGTAGTTTCCTGCGCCCGTGGTGCCCGAACCCGCCACCGAGGTGGTGAAGGACAGACCTGCGCTGTTGAAACCACCCTCGGTCGGACCATCCCCGCTGAAGGGGCAGGTGAAGTAGGGACGGTAGTTCGGCACATCGGTGCCGTAGGTCGCACCTGCGGCGGTGATGCTGCGGTTGGCGTAGTAAGCGTCGGTCACGCCCGTGGTGGAAAAGTCGAGCGGAATGGCGACAAGGAGTTCCATGTTCGGAACCGATGCCGTCGTGCCCAACTTGCCCTGAAGTTGACCGCCAAGCGAGGTGCCGTCGAGCGGAAGTTCCCATCCCTTGATGGTGCGAACACAGTTGATCTTCTGTGCTGCGTTCAGCCAAGTCGGCTTGGACTCTTCCCTGTCAAACTTGTTCCAAAGTGCCATCTGTTTCTCCCTTTGCGGTATTTAGCAGCCGTCCGAATCCTAGTTGTTCTTGCCGTACTTCTTCACAAGTTTCGGCATCTCGACATCAAGGTTCGCCTTCGCTGCGATAAGAGCCTGAATCTCCTTGGCAACCTTACCCATGTCAAAGATTCCAATCGACACGCCATCGAACCACTTGTAGTAAGCCTCTTCCCAAGGCTCCTTCTTCCTCGTTGCCTTTTTCATCAAGAGGTCAGAGAAAGACTGCTTCTTCGCAGCCTCGGTCACCCCGACCTACTCCGCAGAGTGCTTCTTGACGGTCAGGCTCTTTACCTTCTTCTTGTAGTGGGCGACGATGGCATCCATGTCGGACTTCGACTTGCACTCGTAGCCGTGGTCACGCATCCCGCTCCCCAACGCCATGCCCGATCCCGTCTGCATCGACTTCAACCTCCTAGGGAGGGAGTCGTGGGCGGATTCCATTCCATCGAAGTCCTTCGACATGAGAGAGAATTCGATAGTGGACGAAGCCTTCGCCTCGCCCAACTCGGTCACATCGAAGGATTCCTTGACCTTAGCCTTGGTTGCTGCAAAGTCCTTGGCGAACTCTTCCATGGTTTTGATCATGTGAAGCGCATCCTCAAGGTTTTCCTCTGCCTCTTTCTTGTCGAATCCGCTCGCCTTCAGTTTCTTCGGGTCTTTGAGTATCGTTTGAAAATACTTCACCAACTTCCTGAGTTCCTTCTCAGTCGGTTGGGCAAAGCCCTCTAGGGCGTATGCCTCGTCCAAGCGGTCAAAAGGGCGGCGATGCTCACCCTCCTCGACCGACTCCTTCTTCGCCTTCGCTTCCTTCTTCTTCTTTTCGATGTTCTTTAGGAACTCGGGCGGCAACTTCTTGCCTTCCTCGACATGCCTCTCAAACGCAGCCGTGAACTCGTTTGCTTCTTGGTTCGTGCCCTTGCAGCCGCACTTACCGACAGCCTCGTTGAAGGCGAGTCGGAGGACCGCCCTCTTCTCCTCAATCAGCATTCCGTCGAGGTCGATGCCCCCCGCAGCCTCCTTCGCAGCCTCGTCAAGGCAAGGATTGATCCTCACATCGTTGCGATGCTCGTTGAGGAACTTGGTGATGTCGGCTACGACCTTGGAGTTGAATGGATTGTGAAACATGGACATACTGACTCTCCTAGTGCTTTCTATTTAGCGATCAACCGCCCTTGGCTTTCTTCCAAAGGTCGGCATCGGCGGTCTTGCGGGTCTTCCCGCCCACGATGAACGAGTTGACACGGGCAAATGCCCATTGGTGTGAGGTGGCACCTGGACGGTGACCCCCCTTCCATGCAGCCATTCCCCTGTCGTAGACCTTCTTTAGGATGCCGTATGGGATGCCGCTCTTCTTCGCCTTCTTCTCCAAGGCGGCGATGCGGGCTTCCATGATGTCCTTCTTGATTCCCCCAAAGTTCTTCATCGGTCAGCCTTTCTTCTCGGGGTTGTGACCCCAAACCTTGAGTGCTAGGAGTTTGCGGGTGGGGCGACCCTTCTCGTCACGCATGCCGCCCTTCGCACCCTTCATGCGGGAGATGAAGTTGACTTGCTTACCCGCCCACTTCCAATCGTTGGCACTCCACTTCACCATCGGGGTGTCGAGCATTCGGATGATCGCACGGGCAGAGTCACGACCGCTGGTGATCTTCTTGCCACCCGCTCCCGCCTTACCCGCCTCCTTGCGGCTCAATCCCGCCTCCTCGCCACCATCGGAGTCGAGGAACGATTGGATCTCCTTGCCCGACATGTTGACGAGTTTCTGCCACTCCTTGTAGAGCCGCCTCTTCTCGTCATCGATCTCCTCGCCGCCCTCCTCCTTGAGACGCTCACGCTCACCTGGAGTGTCACGCTTGTAGGTCTTGACGATCTCGTCGCTGCCTATCTCAAGGGGACCACGCTTGCTCAAGGAGGTCCACTTCATCACGCCGTGGATCCTGTCAGCCTCGGCAAGCCATTCGTCGGCGACCACGACCGACTCGGACTTGCCGTGCATCTTCCATGCCGTGGCGTAGAAGACCTGCTTCCAATCTTTGCCGTACCTCTTCTTGAACTGAGCCTTGACCTTCTCCTTCTTGGAGAATCGACGGGCGGGTCCGCTAGGAGGACTCACCTCCATCAGCAGGTAGTCGAAGTCCTCGTCAATGGTGGTGGGCTCGTCCGTGCCGATCTCTTCGTTGCGGACTTCCTTGAGTTGTTCGATGTACGCCCTGACGAGTTCGGTAGCCTCCGACATGCCTCGCTCACGGCATCGGTCCTCGTAGGCGATGGCTAGCCTCAACTTGGACGAGTTCGTCTCTTGGGACTCGTCAATGGACCACAGCCGCTCCAAAGCCTCGTCATGCTCGTAGCCGCTCTTGATAGCCTTGACCTTGCCCTTCTTGGCGAGTTTCTTGAACAGCGTCGTGTACTTCGACGGCTTCGTCTTCATCTTTTTCTCCCGTGGATTCACGAACTCCCAAGTCTTGGGATCGTCATCGGGCATGTCCTTCCGCTTGGCGAGTTCCCTGCTTCGGGTCTTCGCCTCGCCCTTGCTCAATCCCGAGACATACTTCTTCGGGAGACCCGAGGTCTTGTCCTCGGGCGACTTCCTCGTCTTGCCCGACTTGGTCTTGAATTTCTTGCCCTTGGTGACATCGGCTTCGACGAGGGGATTGCCATCGACATCGTCGCCCATGCCGAGATACGGAATAGCCGAGTGGAGAGCCTTCCCCACAATCACGGGGTCGATGGTTCCTTGGATGAGGACCTTGTCGAGGATCTTCACCAAGAACTTGCCCAACATGGTCTTCTGTAGGAACATGTTCAAGGTCACGGATGCGCCCGTGACCTTGTATGCGTGGGCGAGGATTTCCTGCTTCGTTGTCTCAACTTCCTTCTTGAAAGCCTCGGGAGTCAGCACTTTCTTCTTGTTGGCGAGAGCGAATACCTTGGTCGCCACCAACGGGCTTGTGATGATCTCCTTGGCTGCGTCCTTCACCTCGACCGCAGACATCTCCGAGATCTCCTCCTCCTCTTCCTCCTCCTCGGTCACCCCCTTCTTCTTGGGGTCGGGTTGAGGATAGATGGCATCGGCGGGGTCAACCACGCTGCCCGTCTGTCCGAGGAATCGGAGACCGACGAGGACCTTGCTCGACATGTGGCTTCGGTCGCCGAGGGAGAACTTGATGTTCGGATAGTGCTTCCCGTGGAAGTCGATGTCCATCAGCACGACGAGACGCTTCTTCTCCCCGATCCCGCTTTTCACGCTGATGCGGCTGATGATCTTCTTCGTCACCTTCTTGCCGCTCGGGAGCCTAAAGGTGACGGTGTGGTCGCCGTTGTCCTTGATCTCCGTGGCATGGATCATGTTGTAGCCGCTGTTCCCCGTGTCGATCTTGGCTTGGTACTCCACGCCATCGACCTTCACCGTCTCACGGACTGCGAGGTTTGAGAACAACTTCCAATTTGCCTTGACAAGGATGTGGTCAAGGAAGTCCTCGACCAACTCCTCGCCCTTGACATTGTCCTTGCCCTTGCCGTCCTCGTAGTAGCGGTAGTAGATGTTGCCGCTGCCAGGGCTTGCGTTCATCTCAATGATGTACGGCTTGCCATCGTTGATGACATGGTCGATTCCGACATAGTAGCACTTGCTCACCCGAGCGGCTTGCTCGACCAACTTGATCTCCTCGTCGGAGAGTTGGAACGAGCCGCCCTTCGATCCACGGGCGATGTTCGTGCGGAAGTCCTTCGGTGCCTTGTCACGCTTGGCACAGGCGAAGATCTTGCCGTTGAGGACGATGCTGCGGACATCGTTCTTGAAGTCGGGGAGGAACTCTTGGATGATGATCTCGGCACCGAACTTCCAAAGCGTCTGTAGGACGCTCTTGAGGCTCTCCATGCTTTCGATCTTGGAGACACCGATGCCCTCGGCACCCGTCAGGGTCTTGCAGATGACGGGAAACTTGCCCCCGATCTCCTTGACTGCGGCTTCGATGTTCGCCTCGCTAGAGACATAGGCGGTCTTTGGGTGGGGCAGACCGTGCTTCTTGAGGGCGATGGCGGTCTCCAACTTGTTGGCGCAGAGTTCCATACCCCCCTTCTCGTTCACCATGAACACGCCGTTGTTCTGAAGGATGGTGAGGATCGCAACCCCGACCTCGCTGTTCATAACCCCGCCACGGACGATTGCTATCGTGTCGCTCGGAACGATGGTCACATCCTTGCCTTCGCCGTCATAGTTCTTGATGGTGATCTTCTTCGCCACGACGCTCGACAGGTCGATCTGCGCCTTCTTCGTCTTGACGGCATAGAAGGGGATCTTGCGCTTCTTGCAGATCTCCCCCATCTTCTCAATCGTGTCCGAGAGATCCTTGTCCGAGGATGTCAGGGCGAGGATGGTGACCTTGTCTCCGTTCTCCCGAGCCTCCTCGACATACTCCTCGTTGAGACCGAGACCCTTGCGGACATCGTTGTAGAGCCGCTCCTTGAGGAGACCGTCCTCGGTGGGGATGAGTGCGGAGAATGCGGCGAAGTCGCCTCTGAAAGCCGCCTCACGGGCATCGGTCGCACCCACGGCTGCGAGTCCCGTCGAATCCTTGGAGCGGGGCTCCCCCGCCACACGGACTCGGAACGACTCAAACGAGTAGGACCTTCCCTTTGGATCCTTGGCGGCGACCGTTCCCTTGTACTTCAGGATGCGCTCGTAGTCAGCCTGTTGATCATCTCCCGTGACGAGGACGATGTTCTTGTATCCCATGTCGCAGAGATGCAGGACGGCATCGAAGGGGTTCGTAGCCTCGGTGGAGATGTTTGTATTCGGGAAGAACGCCTTCATGTACTCGACCTTCTTCTCGGTCGAGAGGGGGTTCACCTTTGCATCCTGTGTGCGGGAGAGGAAGACGAAGTGATCGGCATCAAGAGCCCTAGCCTCCTCAACGACCGTGTCCACCACCACACCATGTCCCGTTGTCGGAGGATTCATGCGCCCGAACGAGAAGACTGCGGTGTCCCTCGGACCACGCTCGCTGATGTGTGTGGAGAAACCTTTCACCCGTTTACCTTCCTGTTCTGCGCCGAGAACCGTGACCGTGTCACGAACTTCACGGCTCTCTTGGACTCACTCACGACGATTCCCTCGGGCTCGGTCGGTCGCATGCCCTCGGCATCGACAAAGTGATGGCGGAACTCGGTAAGAGGCACCCTTTGGAGGAGAGATTCCTTTACGAGAGCCATCTTCCTATGTAGGAGAAACGCCGTATCGAACTGCTTGGCGTAGACCTCGGTGAAGTTGATCAGGCGGTCTGCTAGTGCCTTCTTGTCCGACCTGCCCTTGTCGGTCTTCAACTTGAGGATCTCCTTGCCCACCTTGGTTTCGATGTAGAGGGCAAGACCCCGTGCCGAACACTCCGAGATGTTCGCCATGACCGTGGCGTTGATGTAGGGGGAGAGGAAGGGGACGAGTTCCTTGTTTGAGAGCATGGTCCCGAGGAACTGCCCGACCTTCTCCGACTGCTCCTCGCAGTAGTGGAGCCTCGCCTCATTGGTGGCGTTCTCAAGTGGAGTGCTTTCCGTGAGGGTGTGTACGGAGATGCTCGGGAACCAAACGGGGGAATCCTGTGCGACCATGGAAGGGTCGAATCCAAACGAGGAGACCGTGAGCGATCCCATGGTCTTGCCCTCGTAGACCGTATGGAAGGCGACACCCAACTTGGCGTTGCTGATCGCCTTGCCCACGGCGGTGTTCCTTCCGACCGAGTACCTGATGGCGTTGGGTTGGAACGCCACCTCCTCCTCGGTGACCGTGATGGAATCGGAGGTGAACAGGAGGTCGCCTTGCACGACACCTCGGATGCCGAGGCTAGGGAGCCATGCGAGGCACTCGACCAACTTCTCGGCGAGGTCGGGGTTCTCCACCCCCGCCATGATCCCATCCTTGGTGTCGAACGCACGGACATCCTTGTTGAACGCCGCCTTCGTGCCGACGAAAAACTTGGAGTTCTCGGGATTGATCCCACACACGATGGCGGGGCGACCATCCCACTTCACCGACATCCTGATGCCATCGGACTGACGCATCACCTCGGCGAGGATGTGGAGCGAGGAGGCGAGACCTCCCTTTCCCTCAAGGAACATGAGGTCCTCGACATGGGGGAGGTGCTTGTTGCGGGTGATCTCTGTGGTGCCGACTTCCTTGAATGTGAGCATGGTATTTTCCGTATCTATGAGTAGACGGGGTGGGGATCGAACCCACATGAGGGCCGTTATAAGCGACCACCTTTTTCCGATTCAGGCACCCGTCCATGTGCAGGTCAGGTCCATCCATCGTCATCATCGATGGGTGGTTTCCGTGCGCCCGTGCGCCCGTGCGCCCGTGTGGGTGCGCATGCGTTCACGCCCGTGCGCCCGTGTGCGTGGGGGCGTGGGCGCACGGGGGCGGGATCGTCATCGTCGTTCACGGCTGCGTTGACGAGGTTCGCCGTTGGATCGCTGACATCGAACAACTTCATCTTGGCACGGTCGATTCCGACCACGAACTTTCGGTTCGTGGCGACATCGTTGTAGCGGTTCTTGAGTTGCTTCACCATGACCTGACCGAGTTCGTCCAACTGCTCGGTGGCGATGAGTGCGAACATGAAGTCGGCGGTGGCGGGAAGTCCGAACGACTCGGATGTGTCGGTCAGGTCAACATCCGTGTTGCCGAACCCCGAGCGGTTGGTCTGTGTTGCCGTGAAGATCGGCACCGCCATCTCCACGGCGAGACCTCGGAGTTCCTCCGCAATCGCCTTGATGTAGGTGTAGGAGTTGACATTCGCTCCAGGCTTGAACCTCACCGAGGCGCAGATGTTGAGGTAGTCGATGAAGATGATGTCGGGCTTGAAGTCCTTCTTCAGCCGCAGTTCGTCAAGGAGGTGTCGGAAGTGCCCTGCGTTCGCCGATGCCGTGGGGTACTCCTTGATCAACAACTTGCCCGTGATCCCCGCCGTGACCTTGGAGAGCCGCTTGGCGTACACATCCATCGGCAACTTCTTGAGGTCATCCAATGTGATGTCCATGAGGTTCGCATCGATGCGCTCGGCGATCCTCTCCTCAGCCATCTCGCAGGTGATGTAGAGGACATTCTTGCTCTGCGAGAGGCAGTTGGCGGCGTGGTGGCACATGAACAGGGACTTGCCTACACCAGTTCCCGCAAGGATCACATTGAGGGTCTTGTCGGGCACCCCGCCGTTGGTGATCTTGTTGAACATGTCGAGGTCGAACGGTGTCTTCTTCTCCACCTTGTGGTAGAACTCGTACCGCCGCTCGGCATCCTCAATGAAGTCGTGACCGATGTGTTCATCGAATGAGATACTGAGGGCTTCCTTGAGGATCTCGGGGATAGCAGCCTTGGACCTCCCCTTCGACCGCTTCTCGTCAAGGAGTTCGACGGACTCCATGAGAGCGTTGTAGACCGCCTTGTCCTTGCAGAACTTCTCCGTCTGATCGATGAGCCATTGGAGGTCGGGATGCTCTTGAGGCTCGCCAAGGAGAGGCAGAAGTCGAACGCATTCGTCGTACTCGCCTTGGGACATCCCGTCCTGCTGACCGAGGATGATGCTGAGTGCCTCCTCGGTCGGCGGTGCGTTGTACTTGGAGGTGAACTCCGAGATCGTGAGGAACAGCCTCTTCTCGCAGGGATCGTGGAAGTAGGCTTCCTTCAAAAAGGGAAGCACCCGTCGAGTGAACTCCGACAGGTGCAGGAGGCTTCTGAGGATGGCGACTTCGATCTTGTCCGTGTTAGGTTGCATTCCGTATCCAATCCATCACATCCGTCTTTGCCTTCCAACCGAACAGGGAAGCAGCCTTGCCACAGTCAGCCAACGAATGCCTGACCTCACCCTCACGCTTCGGCATGAAGCATATCGACCTTTCGTCGGGGGATATTACACGGGCGATCTCTAGTACCGACGAAGACCGCCAACTTCCGATGTTGACTGCCTCACCGTGGAGGGCGTGGGGATGGTCAGCCGCCATGAGGTTCGCCCTGACCACATCCGAGACATGGACATAGTCCCTCGACTGATGACCATCTCCAAATATGAGGAGGGGCTTGCCTTCCCTTCGCATCCGCAGGAACGATGCGATGACGGGGCTATATGACCCCCTGTCAGCCTGTCTCTCGCCGAAGACATTGAAGTACCTGAGGCACACCGTGTCGAGTCCGTGGAGAAGAGAGTACTGCTTGCACAACTGCTCCCCGATGAACTTGCTCGTTGCGTAGTTGTTCGGGCAGTCGATGGAATCAGTCTCCTTCACAGGAGGAGAGAAACCGCTTGCCCTGACTCCGTAGATCGCCGAGGTGGACGAGAAGACGAGCCGACGCACTCCCGCCTTCTGTGCGCAGTCGAGGACATTCCATGTTCCGATCACATTGGTGCTGAAAGCCTGATCACGGTGTGCCATGCACTTCGGGATGCTGACTTCAGCCGCCATATGGAACACCACATCCACACCGTCGAAGTCGAGTGGCGTGAGGTCGCAAACATCAGACAATCTGTTATCACAAAGCGGGTTCCAATGAAACTTGGCATGCGACTCTGAACTCTCGTTGTCTACGGCGACAACCGAGTGCCTGTGGTTCAGTAGGAGATCGACCATATGCGAGCCGATGAAGCCCGCCGCACCTGTGACCATGGCATTCATCTTGATTACCTTTTCTTATAGACCCAACATCCCTCGGTGACTTGGATTGGAGAAACGCTCTCATCCACCGCTCTCTTTACGGCATCCTCATGGCTCCAAGGGTAATCATGTCCCGCAAGGTAGCCGCCTTTCTTCACCTTCGGAAGCCATGCTGCAATGTCCTCCTTGACGCACTCATAGGTGTGGCATGCGTCGATGAACACGACATCCAAGGACTCATCGGCATACCTCTTTGCGCCCTCGACCGAAGCGACCTTCACGGGAAACACCACGGAAGAGACGGGGGAGATGTTCGACAGGAACAACTGATAGAGTTTCCCCGTTCGGACATAGACATCCTGCTGATGTGGAGGTTCGTTTGGCGATCCCTCCCAAGTGTCGATGGCATGGACATGGATGTCCTTCCCTGAGTTGATGATCTCGACCCCGAGGTAGGCGATGCTCTTTCCCTTCCAACAACCAACCTCCACCATCTTGGAACCGCTTGGCAGTTCACGGACAAATTGTGAGTAGAGGTTCGGATAGGTAAACCAATTCTCTCCAAACTGCGGCTGTGTGTAAATGTGGTCCATTCATTTCTCCAATGTGACGCTGTTGACGATGTCTGAAACCATGCCGATCTCGTCCTTTGAATCCTGCTGCGCCTGTGACGAGAGTCTTCATGGATTGCAATCCCATATCTTCATTCCTTGGGTGTGTTGTAGATTTCCCATATCGCAGATCGCAGTTCGTGGTTCTTGACATAGTGGAAAGACATGTGTTCCCTCACCAAGTTCCTGCCCTCCACCGTGGAAATGTCGATTCCGAACTGAGATGGGATGTTGTGCTTGAACTCGGAATTGTGTTGCAACGGTATGCCGTTCTCTCGCAGCCACAGAGCAAATTGAACATCGGACCACACGATCCGTTTCAGCCTTGGGGGTGTCCTTCCTTGGAATACTTCAGAAGGAACGAGATATCCAGCACCACCCGAAACGGATAGTAAAGTCGGATCCTCTGCCCAACAGGTGTCCGTCCAAGCATGAACCTTACTTCGGTCTGCGGTACGACAGTAGTCCAAGATCCTTGATATGTTGGGGACCGTATCATCATCGCAGAAATAGAACCATTGGTAATCGTTGTGGATCTTCTCCCTCACGATTCTATTCACTTCAAGAATGTGCTTTTCCCCATTGGAGTGGTACTCCGTGTTCGTGGTAAGTTCTACTTGATTTCCTATTTCAGAAGTGAAATCGGTGTAGAACACATAGTCGTAGAAATCTTTGAGCCATGTGTTCAGAATAGACTGATGCCTATCCCTGTTCAGAGATGTGGTGAGGATGTGTATCGACAGAGGTAGAGGTTTTTGATTCAGGTCAATAAGCGACATGCTGCTTTTCCTCTTTCAACTCGGATGTGATGTGACTCCGTTGATGATGTTGGACACCATGTTGATTTCGTCCTCTGTCATCGTCGGGTTGTTCGGTAGGTAGATGCCGTGGTCGTGGATGCGATCCGAGAACGGATACGCCTTCTTTCCATACCTCTCGTAGAAGAACGGTTGCCTTGAGATGCTTCCTGCTATCAACGGTCGGCATTCGACATGCGCTGCCGTCAGTTTCTCGACCATCGTCGCAGACAGGGGATGGATCACGGGGTATGCGAAGTTGGACACGAAGTCGAACTGCGAGATGTCGATCTTCCAATACGGGTTTCGGATCAGCCTGTCGTATGTCAGCAGGTTCTCGTAGCGCATCTCGCAGAAGCGGTCGAGTTTCTCCAACTGACTGATCCCGATGAACGCCTGTAGGTCCGTCGAGCGCAGGTTGAATCCCGCATGGTAGAAGGTGTAGAGGTTCCTGAAGTCATCGATCCCGTACTTCAGTTGGAGATCTCTACGGGTCACCTCGTCAAGGTCCCTAGACCATCCATGGGATCGGATGCTCTTGACGATGTTGTAGAACTCGTAGTCATCGGTGCAGACGAAGCCGCCTTCGATGGTCGAGAAGTGGTGACCGTAGTATGTGCTGAACGAAGAGGCAAGACCGAAAGTGCCTGTCTTCTTTCCATCCACCAAGGTACCCACGCTCTCGCATGAGTCCTCAAGCAGGATCACACCGTACTTCTCGCACACCTCCCTGATGCCCCGCATGTCGTTGGGGAAGGCAAGTGCATGCACGATCATCACGGCAGCGGGACTCTCCCGCTCGCAGATCTTCTCAAACTCTGCGACATCGATCCCGAGGTTGCGGCTGTCCGTCTCGCAAAGGATCGGTTCAAGCCCGAGTTGGATGGCAGGTGCCACGGTGGTGACCCAAGAGAGGCAGGGGAACACCACCTTCTTGTTCCTAAGCCTACCCGAGATGATGAGGGCGTACAGGATGGCAAGGTTCGCAGATGAGCCCGAGTTCACGAACACGGAGTACTTGCAGCCGAGCCAACCGCTCCACGCCTGTTCAAACTCAACCGTCTTCACCCCCTTGGTGAGGCGTGGGTTGGTTTTGAGCCATTCGATCAAGGAACCGATGTCATCCTGATCGATGGTGTCACGCACCAAGGTAATTGGGTGAATCATCAGTTCCCCTTGTAGATCTTCACGGAGTCTTCCGTGATGCGCCTTTGGTTGATCACCGCATCGTCAACCATGCGGTTGATCGCTTGGATGTACTGCGGTCTCTTCTGCTTGAAGCAGATGTCGATCTTCCTCTTCAAGGAGGCGACCTCTTCGTCCGTCTTTGCGACACCTACCATGTCCTCAAGGAACCATGTACGGATGTGGAGGATGCAGAGTTTCTCAATCACTTCACCGAGGTTGTCGGTAGCGACGAGATTGTCGGGAAGTTCGGGAGGATTGGATCCCGAAAGACGAAGCGTCTCATGGACCTTATGCCTGATGGCATCTTCGATTGTCAGGGCGATGTCGTTGCTCATGTCGAAAATTCCTTCACAGTAGATAGTTCGTAGGTAAGGAGGTTGATCACGGCTTCCTCCGAAAATCGGGGATCGTGCCTGTGCGAATAGAAAAGGCACTTGCGGTATATCGACGGTCGGGGAGGATTCTGTGGGTCCCTGATCGCCATTTTGTCCATGTCCATCCCAAATCGAAGGTAGAGTTTTCGTATGAAGTCCCCGACATGGACGAGTCTGCCCGAGCCGATGACGATGTCCGTACCCAAAGGGTCGTTCTCCGTGGAGTCCAATGTCGCCTTGACCACCATGGTGGGATGCAGGATCTCCCTGTAGTAATCGACATCGCCGATGGCGACGGGGGACTCGGTCACTATTGATCGGAAGATCTTGCCGAACAGATACTCGCCCCCTCGGTGAACGCTGTTGAAGTTGAACGGATGGGCTACCGTCACCTTCGGATACTTGACCTTGTCACGCAACAGGAGCGAGACGCTGCTCTTGGATTTCGTGTAGTGGTTTTCATGGAATGTGTATGGGTCCGATGGGGCGACGGGACCCGAAGTTGCATTCCAAAGTTCAGCCGTGGAGTAGTACACGATCCTCCGACAAACAGGATGCAGGGCATCAATGACCTCCATCGTCCTCACGACATTCGTGTCGTGGAAGATGCGCTCGACATCAGGGGAGTCGCTGTTGGCTAGGTAGGTCCTCTGTTCGGCGAAGCAGATGTAGACTTCGTCCCACTCCTGTTCGGAGAGCGAGTCGAGGTCCATGTCCCTAGAGGAAATGCGGACGAAATCCCGAGGGAAGTACCGTGCGAGTTGGGAGGTACTACCGACTACCAAACTTGGCATTGATCTCTCCGTCGATCATGTCGAATGCGAGGGAAAAACAGTCTCCCGTGCCGTTGACATGACACTCGCCCCACAACTGCTTTGCATGTTGAGGAAGGTTGTAGTCTGCCATCGTCACCCAATGACCTTCAGGGGCACCGTTGCCAAACACAATGAAAGTCTTCTCGGGATCCATGAGATTCTCACGCACATGGGAGAAGCAAAATGGACCGCTGCCTCTCCCGACAATGATCGGACAGGACAGGGAGAAGTGTGAAAGTTCGACCAAGTTGGACTTCCCCATCGGAGCGGAGACAGTCTTGTTCGCATCAAAAATGTTGACCCTGTTCGTGGTGAAAGGGTCGGTGACGAAGAAACGACATGACGGATGCTTATCCGCAAGTGCCTCGACAACGGGGTTCATGTCGAAGTTGTAAGCCTGTCCCGAAGCGCAGGGTCCGTTGGATACGAGTATGTTCCTGTCAACCTGCACCGAGCCGAGGATGCCCAACCTTGCGTAGTCGATGGTGGGGATGCACTCGACCTCGGGAGGTAGGGTCACCCCTATCGCCTTGCAGTTGTCGGAGAACATCCTGTAGTTGTTGTGGAGGGTGCAGCCGTTCGGGGTGAACCACTTGAAGTTTTGATGACCCACCCATGTGTTCATAAAGAGAGTGCCGTCAGCGTTGAGATGAAAGGACTCCTGATGAAGAGGTCGGGTGTCAACCCTGATGAGACGCATCGGAAGGTCGGCGAGTATTCGGTCGCAACGAAAGTGCGAGTATGCACAATCCACCCCCACCAAGGAAGAGATGTGGCGCAAGAACTGTCGGCTGTAGTGGTTGTCGCCGTTGTTGCAGTCGTTGAAGAAGAGGATCCTGCTGTATGACCGACTCATACCTCGACCCACCTCTTCCTTCCCAATGACAGGGCGGGATTGGGTTGGTTGGCGAACCTCACCATCTTGTGAAGGAACAGGGGGCATGTAATGGAGGGAACGCTCTCAATGAGGCATCGGAACGAACTCTCCATGCAATGGATTTCCTCCGCACCCTCAAGCACTCCAATCATGTCGAATATACCCACGGAAACATCGTTCTTGATCACCTTCAGTCCTCTCGGATTCGGTGGATTGATCAGAAACCCTCGGGATGAATCGTCATGGACGAACATGTAGGGCTCTCCTGTGGGATTCAACTTTGCAATCGCCTTCGACTCCCCATCAGGATCCCTCTTGACGAAGAACTTGTCCCATCGATTACTGAAAGGTACACCAGCGTAGATGTAGAAGACCTGATCGAAGTTCAGCGTGGGACTCTTGTGGAGTTGGTCGAACCCCAAACGGAGAAGGGTGCCCTGACGGTGACGGGTGTACTCGTCAACGAAACCACACTCGTTCCCCTCCGCAGGAACGATTGCGTAGTCAATCCTCGGGTCATCGTCATACATCCTCTGTACACGGGGAAAGTTGTTCGTCCTCACAAACAGGGTGACATTGTCAGCCTTGTTGCCCACCAAACTGCGAACAAGACCGTTGCAAATGATGTGATCACCCATCCCTAGATGGTGATGGATGTAGAGTGTCGAATTACTCATACCCTACCTCCCATATCCAACCACCACAAAATTTTCTCTGCCCTGTGGTCATAGGTGTGCTTCGACAGGAAGAGTTCCCTTCCTGCATTTCCAATGGCAGCGAGGGTCTCGGGACGCATGCCCATTGCGGAAGTGACCTTCGATATCAACGAACGGATGTCGCCCGAGTACTCGCCCCTGTCGTACATGAGGCAGTTGACACCGTCCTCAAACCCGAGGTCCTTGTACTGCGGATTCCTGTCTGTGAGAAGCACCGTTCCACATGCGAGGGTTTCAAACGACCTGTAGTTGATGTCGTTGGCGATGTTCATGTTGAAGTGGATACGGTACGAATTGATCGTCCGCACCATGTCGTTGCCGATCACGAAGATGTCCTGCTTCAGACCGAACACGCTCGTCAGGGTATCCACAGCCCTTTTGCGCTCGGGGGTGACATGATTGCCGCAGAAGCCCATGGCATGAGTCTTCGCCACATCGGGTAGCGGGAAGATCATCCTGTGGTCGGTGCAGTTGGGGAGCCATCGGTGATGAGGGAGCCTCACGAAATCCCTCGTCGCATGGGCGAGGATGTCGTATTTGCCCTCGGAGAAGATCCTCTCGTATGGTGCGGTGCCACGCACATGGGCATCGATGCACCACACCATCTTGATCGGCTTCCGTGTCGAGGAGAGGTTGGGCATCCACTCGTCGCCGTAGTTCTCAAGGTTGATGATCAGGTCGTATGAGTCGAAGTCGGGGAGGGTCGGGAAGCCTTCGTGACCCTTTCCCCACACGACGCAGCCATGACCCATGGAATCGAATGATCTCTTCAGGCAGCACGACTCCCTGAAGTCACGGTTTTGTTCGTGGTGTCCACGCTCTTGGATGATGAGGATGTTCATGGTCAGTACTGTGGATTGTCGTTCTCGTCGTACACCTGTCCGACGAAGTGCTTGGAATCACGGGGGAGCGGGAAAGGAACCTTGGCGAAGAACTCGTCATGCTGCACGACATCCTCCTTAGCCAAGGACCACACGCTGTGCGTGAGGAAGTCTTGGTCGATGCCGAAGAGGGCTGTCTTGGTAAGTCCCTTGGCGTAGTAGTTGGAAATCATGGATCGGATCTCCTTGAGTTTCCCGCCACGGACACCCCACATTCCGCCGCACAAGGGAGTTCCGTGCTGAGGATGGTCTCGCATCGCATGGAATCCCTTGCCCGAGGAGATCCATTCCTGCACAGCCATCACTTCACGCTGTCCGATCCTGGAATCGGTGTCACGGAACACGACGCAGTCGATGGAGGGATCCTCGGCTGCGTAGAACCTCCAGAACATCGACCAATGCGGCTCGACCGACACACCCATCCTCACCACTTCACAGTTGGGCATGCTGTCGAGGGTGTCGAGGATCTTCTCGGGCACCGTCTCCTCGTCGCAATAGAAACGGCAGGTCCAGCCCCTATACCAAGAGGAGGCAAGTTCGGCGTTGCGGATCGCACCGATGGTGTACTTGGGTTTGTCGCCCCAAAGACTGAAGGACACCACATTCATCGTGTCACCTGATGGTTGTGGGTCTCTTCAAAAGTCTTGCGACACTTGTAGTTGTAGATCACTCCGTCGATCCATTCCTCGGTCTTGAGGTGGTGGCGGATCCCCATGCTGAACGACCTGTCCTCGCCGCTGTTCCACGGCGGGAACCCCACCTGCACGGCGATGGACCTCCGCACGGCGTTGAGGTGGTTCGGGGGTCGGTAGTAGACCCTGCCCTCATGGTCATCGATCCACCTGTCGTAGCGGAGGGAATGGATGAACGGACGGCTGTACCCGTCAGAGAACACGATCTCTCCCGTGAGGGACGAGCAGTCGGGGTTCTTGGACAGGGCGTTCAGAACCTTGTCGATGTAGTCTTGGCTCGGCAGGTCATCGTCATCGATGAAGGCGACATACTCCCCCGAGGACTGCGTGAGGAGCATGGTTCTCTTCTGACCGATGGTCATCTGTCGATTGTCGGCGCAATGGAGGACCTCGACATTGCGCTTCCCGACCTGACGGTCGAGTTCCTCACGGAGCGACTGAAGGGAGTCCTTCCGTTCGATTAGGGTCGGGATGAGAATCGACAACTTGTGGCGATATGACCAAGGCATTCACGATCTCCTCAGGCTTCAGATGAAAATTGTTGTAGGCTCGGTCGAGATAGACCGCCTTATCATGCTCGTACATCTCCACCGACTCGTTGCGGCGGTGGAGGGCATCGTTGGGATTGACCGCACCGACCCATTGGTGTTGGATGATGACATGGTCGATGTACACGACCTTGCCGAGCATCCTCGCAACATCGGTGAACTCGTTGTCGCAGAACACCGACTTGTAGCCTGGGTAGTAGAGGTACCCGAACCTGTCGAGGTACTTGCGACCGAGGATCGACAGGGTGATCAGCCTGTTCTGCCCCGAGAATCCGTCGTTGAAGTGGAGGACCCCGTCCGTGTCGGGGAAGAACTTCGCCATAGCCTTGGCGATGACATCGTCGTAGCCGCCGTGGACGGGGATCATGTCATCCGATGCGAGAAGGATCACATCGGGTCTGAAGGACACGACCCTGTCTAGGTCGGCGTTGATAGCGGAGATCTTGCCCGTGGACTTCCCGCACACAGGGAGGATCTTGCCTTCCAACTGAGCGTTCAGTCGGTTGAAGACGGACCACATGTTGTCGTTGTTCATCGTCGGATCGTCGTGATCGAACGAGATGACGAACTTGACTTCGTGCATGCCCGAAAGGAAGTTGATGTACCTGTTCAGTACAGAGATGAACTTTTCGGGTCGCCCCCTCGTAGGGAACTTGATGACCATCCTCATGGCTGCTTCTTCCCATCCTCTTCTTCTTCGATGTCAACGAACTCGACCACGGAGTTGCCCGAGTAGTCCTTGGCGTAGTCCTTGGCGAGGGAGTACACCTTGGGGTTCGTTTCCTTTACATAGCGGATGAAGTTCAGGCAGAAGTCGCTGATCGCCTGACGGTACAACATGCGCTCCCTCTCCGTCATGTTGTCTTCGTCGGGGTATGCGTTCGGATCCTCGTCGCCGAAGTCACGCTCCATCACGGACGGGTCGAGGTCATCACCACACTCCTCCGTAAACTCACGCAGGGAGCAAGGGAAGATCATGCAGGGGGTGCCTTCGCCGAGATACCCACCGAGGATGTTGAACTCAATGTATTCTGCGGCATCGTCCTCGTCGGAGATTCCACTCGACATCACGATCTCCATCACCTTGTCGTAGTCGTAGACTGCGATGGGCAATGTCTGACCGAACTTGCGGAGTCCTCCCACGAAGGCACCATCGAACCCGTCTATGAGAAAGGTCTTGTCCTGTTTCTTATTCGACATCATCCCCCGCTTCCTGTTGACCGTACTTGAACTCCTTGGCAGCGGCTTCGTCCAACGCCTTGATGACATCGTCGGTGAACCACTTCTGCGGATCCTTGTTGATCCTCGACTCAAAGTCTGACCTGCCGTCAGGGAACTGAATCTTGTTCGACACCTTCTTGAGGATGCCGTGATCGATTCCGAGATTGATCAGTCCGTAGTAGCGGTCGAGACCGCTGTCGTAGTTCAGCAGGACATCGATGGAGCGGTTCTCCTTCGTCAGGCGGCTCTTCTGCGTCTTGCAATGGATGATGTTGCCGACCACCTCGTCATCGACCTTGTGCTTCTTCTTCGACAGGTAGACGATGGTGGTGGCTGCGTACTTGAGACCGCTTCCGCCGCCCATTTCCTTGGTGGGGACATAGGCACCCACGACATCGTAGGTGTGGTTCGTCACGATCAAGGGAATGTTGTACTTGCCCAACTTGAGGGTCACCGTGCGGAACACGGACTTGATGACCTGACTGCGGGTCATGTCACGGACCTCCTTGCCTTCCGCCGAGTCGTTCATCTCCTTTGAGGTGGACAACATGCCGAGCGAGTCGAGGACGATCATGGTCGCCCTCTGCTCCGACTTCTCCAACTTGCCGTAGTTGTCGAGGATCTGAAGGACCTGATGGCGGAACTGCTCGACCGTGGCGATGGGAAACACAGCCACACGGTTCTTGTCGAGCCCACGGCTGATGATCATCTCGCTCGTCACAGCCTGTTCGCTGTCGAAGTAGAGGATCACGCCCTCGGGATTGTCGTTGAGGAACTGCGCTGCGACTCCGAGGGCGAAGTAGGTCTTGCCCGTTGCGGACTCACCTGCGATGCCGAGGATCTTGTTGTTCGGGATGCCTCCCTTGAGGCTTCCCGAGACGAGTGCGTTGAATGCGTAGGAACCCGTGTCGATGAAGCCCGACACATCGGACTCAAGACCTTCGTTGGCGATGGCTGCGTACTCGTTGCCGCTGCTCTTGACGAGAGACTTCAGAAAGTTCATGTTGTAGACCTCGCAGAATGATTTAGGCGTTCACTCGTCCATGTCAGGGGAACTCTCACACAAACCGTCGAATGTCTCGTATGAGTACCCCGAGTCCGTGATCGCCTCCAACACGGTGTCCAACTCCTCGGGGGTCACATGCGCCCGTGCGTGGGTACCCGTGTGCGCAGGTGCGCCCACGGGTCGGACATCGTGGAAAATGATGACAGGACTCACCCCTTCTTCGACCCCTGCCCTGATTGTTTCAATCGCCCCATTCAGATCCCCGCCACGAATCCTAGATTCCGTGGGTTTGCGCTGCGTATCCATCATCGACATCAGAGGCAGGGTCCTGCCACCTGAGAGAATCGTCCCTTCGTTTCCCGAGCGGACGAAGCAGAACAGCCGATCCACCTCCGCAAACAGGGCATCATCGAACTTGGTGTAGGGGAAGGCGAAGTGGGTGGGGTCGAATCCCGCCTCCACCATCTCCTCCATGGCAGGGATCACCTCGTCATCGATGTACCTGTCGATCCCATACCGCTTGCTGTAGGAGAGAGCGTCACGGTGCATCTTTCCGTGGCAACCTATGACATGACCATCGGAGCGGAGGTCATGGAGCATGTCGATCTCCTCCTCGCCGAGGAGATGGAATCCATCGACATAGAAGACCGCCCTAGCCCTGTGCCGCTTCAAGATTCCCCTCGTCCCGTGCCAATGCGAGACCGAGTGGTCATCGAAGCACAGGTGGACATGGGGATGTCGGACATCCTTAGTCAGGAACTTGCCGATGGGCTGCATGACCGTATTTAGGACGGTCAGCCGAAGAGGGTGTCGAGGCTAGCCTTGTCTTCCACGCTCCACCCGACGATGTCGAGCAGTTTCTTGAGCGGCTCAAGGAAAGCCTTGTCGAACTGCGTCTCCCTGTCGATGTACTGCTCCAAGCCGAACTCGTCGGGAAGGGCGGTCACGAAGGAGATGACATGCTCACGGATCGGGTTCGGCTCCTTGAGGTAGCAGAACTTGATCTTGTCGCCCTCCCTGATCAGAGGATAGGACTTCGTGAGCCTCTTCGTCTTGACGAGGTGGTTGTACAGGAGACCGCCCTTGACTGCGATGGGGGTTGACTTCTTGTAGATGGCGGCGGCATCGGCGTACTCGTCAAGGTTGTTGCAGCCTCGGGGGAACGAGATCTGATGCACCGACAGCGACATGAACTCGTCGTGGAATCGGTCCACGAACGAGCGCAGCGCACCTTCGTCGGAGGTGAGGATCAGCCTGATAGCCTCATGGAGACTGCTGCGAACCACCTGCGGTGTCGATGAGCGAACGACCTCAAGCCCCGTCACCTTGATGTCGGGCTCCTCCATGTACACATCGTCCTCTCCCATGTGTACGGCGAGGCAGTACCGCTTCTTCGCCGCCCACAGACCACGCATGGCGATGTTCTCCCGCTTCATGCTCATGCGGTTCGCATAGGCGTTCATCGTGTCCGACAGTTCCCCGTACCACTTGGAGATGCGGGGCAGGATGATCTCGTTGCAGGACTTGTTGAGGAACTGCACGGTCTCCTTCGGGGGCTTGTCGCCCACCACCTTGGAGACCAATGGACCGAGATGGAGGTAGACCGAGTCGGTGTCCGATGCGATCACATAGTCGTGGGACTCGGTGCCACATGTCTTGTTGAGGAAGCGGTTCAACTTCTGTTCGATCCACTTGATCGACAACTTGCCCGACCATGTGATCGCTTCTGCGATGCGAAGGTCGTAGTAGCGGAAGTACTGGTTCCCCATCGCACCGAATGCGCTGTTCAACTGAACCTTGCGGACGAGTTGGAAGTTGTGGTACTTGCTGACTTCCTTCTTCTTCTCAAGGACCTGCTGCGGCGAGGCGGTGTCGGCGTTCTTCTTGAGCCACCCCTTGGCATCCACCGAGAGCCTCTTGTATTCCTTGCGCTGCCTGTACATCGTCTCCATGAGTTCGGGCAGGAATCCATGGATGTCCCTGCGGTACATGGTTCCGTTCCCCGCCACGGAGAGGTTCTCCCCGTGCGCCCGTGCGAGTGCGCCCGTGAACCTCTCGGGTTCGGCGAGGAGGGTGTCCGCAGTCATGTCGGGGATCCTCTCCTCGACAAGGGTCTCGGGGGACAGGTTGTACTGCATGATGAGGTGCGGATAGAGGCTGTCGAGGTCGAAGGATGCCACCCATTCGTAGGTGTTCGGCTTCGGCTCCTTGACATACGCCCCTGCGAACTGCTCACGCTTCTCGACCGATGGCTTCGGGGGGATGGCGATCCTCTTCGTCCGCAGGTAGTGGTAGATGATGCTGTCCCACATCCGCACCTGCGAGAAGACATCGTCAAGGTTCGTCCGTGCGCTGTACGCAAGGGCTTGGGCGAGTTCGATCAGCCTCAACTTGTCCTCTAGTTGGATGACAAGTCTGGTGTCCTTGATGTTGTACTCCATGAACCTCTGAAAGTCCTGCTTGTACAGGTCCGAGAGGGTTCCCACATCCGAGTAGTCGATCTTGCCCTCGCCGAGTTCGATCATTGCGATGTGCTGCAACTTGTACGACTCACGGGTCACGAAGGTGAACTTCCTGTAGAGGTCGTAGTAGTCGAGTATGGAGATACCTGCGAGGTCGTAGACCTGATTCTCCCTGTCCATCACGACCACCTTGCGGGTGCGGATCTCGCCCCACGGGGACAATCGCTTCACCGCCTTGCTCCCAAGCACCCTGCTGATCCTGTTGTACAGGTACGGGATGTCGTAGAATTGGGCGTTCCATCCCGTGATGATGTCAGGGTCGAGTTCCTCCCACAGGTCGAGGAATCGGTGGAGGAGACTTGCCTCGTCGTTGAACGAGTGGCATGTCACTCCATCGACGGAGAAGTCGCCGAGCCCGAGAGCGTGGACCTTGCTCCCTTGGATGAGCGTGATGGCGTTCACCCTCTCTCGGGGATCGTCAACGGATGGGAATCCATCCTCGCTCTCGACCTCAATATCGAGGGACAGGACACGGATCACCGAGGGATCGTATGGCATCTCCCCCTCGCTGCCGTACCTGTCTGCGATGAACTGAAACTCCGAGTCGATGTCGCCGTAGACCCCGAGACCGCCGACACCACGGTACTCCGAGGAGAACTGCCTAGCCTCGTACATGGTGTCGAAGTCCACGGGATCGACAGCCTTGCCGTCGATTGTCCTCCACGACGAGGGCTTCGGCTTGCCCGTGGTCACGAAGAGCGTGGGTCGAAATGTCAGCGACTCATGGAGCCTCCGACCGCTCTCGTCGTACCCTCTGTGGAGGATCCTGCTGCCCTTGGTGTTGACGGCGGTGTAGAAAGGCTTCACACCATCACATCCATGAGGTTCATCGGTGCCTCGTCGGCGATCCTGTCGGTTGCGATCTTGATGTACTCGGGGTTCAACTCGGTGCCGATGAACTTCCTGCCGTGGTTCAACGCCACGACACAGGTGGTTCCGCTGCCCGTGAACGGATCAAGCACCGTGCAGGGGACTACGGGTGCGCTGCATCCACAGGGACAATCGACAGACCATCCCGCAGTCCTGTAGGTTTTCTGCATGCTCGACTGAGTCTCGTAGGGAGAGCCTTCTGCGTTGTTGGTTGACCAACGGCGTTGGAACTCGCCCGTCTTCTCCATCACACGCTCGTATGGTTGACCGCACTTGGAGCAACACCCATGTGCGCTCGTACCTGCAAGGACACAAGGTTCGATCAAGTCCTTCGGGAAGGTGGCGAAGTGCGCTCCACGGAACGGCTTGGTGGTCACAGTCCAAACGGAACGCTTGTTGCGTTTGCCGCCAATACCACCGAACGATGCTTCAGCAAGTGGCTCCTTGATCGCCTCATAGTCGTAGTAGTACTTCTGCGACTTGGTGAGGAGGAATATGTACTCATGTGACTTGGTGCAACGGTCGGTCACAGACTCGGGCATCGGGTTTGGCTTCGACCAAATGATGTCCTGCCTCAAGTACCAACCGTCAGCCTGTAAACCAAAGGCTACACGCCAAGGAATGCCCAAGAGGTTCTTGTTCTTGAAGCCTTCGACCTTCCATGAGTTGAACACGGCTCCCGTCATGGAACCCTTGTTTCCCTGTTGGATGCTTCCATCCTGTCCCTTGCCCCTGCCTCCTGCGGAGTACGAGTCACCCAAGTTCAGCCACACGGTTCCATCGTCACGGAGAACCCTCCGAACCTCACGAAACACCTCGACCATCTTGGCGACATATTGATCGGGAGTCTCCTCAAGACCGATCTGATCTTCCTTGCCGTAGTCACGAAGTCCGAAGTACGGCGGCGAGGTGATGCAGGTGTGAACGCAGCAGTCAGGCAGCGTCTTCATTCCCTTGATGCAGTCGCCTTCGATGATGCGGTAGCGGGAGTCTTCGGTCATTCCATGAGTCCGTTCAGACCCACGCACCGCTCGACCCTTGCCTTGGCGGTCGAAACCGCCGCAGGGTTCTTATCCACTCCGACTGAACTTCTGCCGAGACGCAACGCCGCCTCTAAAGTGGTGCCCGAGCCGCACATGGGGTCAAGGACTAGATCGCCTCCATTCGTGTAGGCTTTCATCAGACGCTCAAGAAGTTCCAATGGTTTCTGCGTCGGATACCCGTTCCGCTCCTTGGCGGTCGTGGACAGGATCCCGATCTGCCACCAATCGTTCATTATTCGACCGTCAGGGTGGAAGCCCTCCCTGTCGCCGTAGTCACGGGGATACGGCTCACGGATCAGGTTGAAACGGCAGAGGTCGGCATCCTTGGCATAGACGAACAGGTTGTCGTGCTTCCGTGAGAAGTGACGCTTCGATGCCCCACCCGAGGCGTAGCACCAAATGATCTCGTTGCGGAAGTTGCCCTCACCGAACGCTCGGTCTAGGCAGAGGCGCACATGATGGGCGGCATGCCAATCCACATGGATGCAGATGTTGCCGTGCGGCTTGAGGACACGGCGCACCTCGCTGAACACAGGCGAGAGCATGCCCATGTACTCGTCAATACCCGACCACCTGTCGTTGAACTCCGAGAAGTCCCTCTGACAGTAGTACGGTGGGTCGAGATAGACGAAGTCGTACTTCTCGGATGGCTCGGCTTCAAGGAATATGAGAGCCTCGTTGTGGTGGATCTCCGAGGTCACGCAGTCATCCTTGCCATGTCTTGAGGATCCAACTTGAGGAGTTCCGCTTGTCCTCGCCGCCGACACCGAAGATGAAGGAGATGTTCGCATCGTCCACATTCATCTCGGGGATGTTCTCTTGGGTCCTGTCGCCTCCGTTGGCGAATACGATGTGCCAATCGGGATACATCCTTCGGGTGGCGAGGATCGCTGCCTTTGCGCTGCCGTCATCGTCGTTGAACGGGATCGTGTGGCAGACCCATCTGATCGCCTCCACGATCTGCGCCCTCTCCGAGAACGGGAGGAACGGCTTGCCCTTCTTTCGGGTGAGCCATGCGTCCGAGTTCACTCCCACTACGAGGCGGTCACCCAACTCACTCGCAGCCTTGAGGTACGAGAGATGTCCCGAGTGGAGGGGATCGAACCCTCCCGTCACCAACACGATCTTCGGCATCACAGTTCCTTCTTCACCTTGTTCCAATAGGCGGTGGTGTTCTTCCACGCCTTCTTGTCCTTCTCCTTGGTCGAATGCTGCTTCTTGAGGATCATCCCGCCTCCGTTGTGGATACGGGCGAGTTGTTCAAGAGTCGCATTCTTCGGTGCGTACCGTGCGAGGTAGGCACGAACGATCTTCTCTGCGTAGACGGGATCGAAGCAATCCCGATAGGAGCCGCCGATGGACTTGTCGTGGTCCGTTGCGTCCTTCCAATACGCCCAATGGATCTGATAGATCCCGATTGCCTTTCCGCCATCGCCCACGGCGTTGGGGTTGTTGCTCGACTCGACCTTCGCCAATGCAGGGAGGATCAGATCGACATTGCTGTCAATCCGAGCCGAGACCGTGGTGGGAGATGTACCCCACGCTGAGGGTTCGCTGAACCCTGCCGTTCCGATGATGATCGTTGAGATGAACACCGTTGTGAGAAGCGTTGACGGGACTCTCATGGATCTTCTCCTTCTTTTCTTGGAGGTAGGATTGGAACAGGACGGCGTAGTTGATGACATCAAGGATCGTGTCCTCGACGGACTCGTCCTTGACCTGTAGGGTACCCGCTTCGATGAAGGATGACAGGCGTGACATCTTGTCCGTGAGACGGACGAGGAAACCCTGCTCGGTGGAGCAGATGCCCATAGCCTCGCATCGGGTGAAGTTAGCGAACGGCGACTCGCCTCCACGACCTGCGTAGTCGTGGTTTTTCCTCTTCATCAGGTCAAGTGCCATCCCGCAGAGGCGTTCGTGGTTCTTTAGGAGTTCTTCTCTGTTCATCTCGTCATGCCTTTCCTGTCGAGCCGAAGCCCCCGTTGCGGGTGGTCCCTCTGTCAATCACATCGTCCACTTGGCAGAAGACCGTTGAGATCTTCTCCACAATTTCGCCTTGGCAGATGCGATCACCGTGCCGAAGCGCAAGAGTTGCCTTGCTTGTGTTCGTTACGGGAACCATCAGTTCCTGCGTGTAGTCGGAGTCGATGACACCCTCGCAGTTGGAGAGCATCAGACCGCTCTTGAGGGCGAGTCCCGAGCGCATGTGCAGCCGCACGGAGTAGCCCTTGGGGATGTCGAGGATCAGTTTGGTCGGCAACAGGACCCTGTCGCCAGGTTGGACGGTCAGCGTGGGAGGTTGGTCGGGCTGCTCCAACCAAGCCCACGCCTTCGACGGCATGTTCGACTGTGTCCAAACATCGACATCCCTGTAACCTGCGGGTAGACAGAGACGGATGTCGAAACACGCCGAGTCCTCCGTCGCATAGACGGGAGCGAAGGCTTCGGGATGCAGTTTCTTGTAGCCGAGGATCACGCAGTTCATAATAAAGAATCGATTCAGTCGGGTTCGGAGGGTGGATCGGATCCCTCACGCTTTTTGCGGAGACCGATCCTGTACTTGGGTATGAGTTCCCACTCGGCTTTCTGCGAGTGAGGCAGGATCTTGAAGTGCCCGATGGAGCAGGTCGGCTCCTTGATGCGGGTCGGATCAACGACCTTGATGAGACCCCATTGCTCTAGCAGACCTGTGATCGTGTTGCGACGAGCCCTGTCAGACTCGGAGAAGTCGGTGGAGAGACCGTCCAATAGGAACAGTTCCTTGAAGTGGACGATGTAATATCGACCTCTCTTGTGCAAAATATGGCAGGACTGCCACAGTTTTTTCCCCTCCTTCGCCGAGATGCCTATCCGAGTGAGGGTCTCTCTGACTTTGAGGAAGGCATCGGGGCTCGGTAGGGTGACCTCGACTAGTTTGTCCACGATCTCATTCACGGGTCATAACTCTGTTTGGAGTATTTAGCGTGATCCTCCCCTAGCCTTGAGGATCTTCTCCCGTGCCTCTTGGTCTAGGAGCGAGATGTATTCGTCAGCCCGTTTCCTACCAATCCCGTACCGAGCCATCACCGACTGTACGAGTTCCTCGTCCTTCTCCTCGGGCTTGACCCACTTGTCGAAACGCTTCCTGCGCCTGACCGAGGCGTAGAGGTAGTCGTACTGCATGCGCCTTTCGGTGAAGGGGAGACGATTCATCTCGTTGGCATACAGGACCGTGTCGGGGCTGAACGACAGCCCCCTGTTGACCATGAACGGGATGTAGTCCCGCTCGACATCGGGGCTGACCTCCATGAGGTTGCCCGACTTCTCGTTGATGCTCTTGATGAAATCGAAGGGGGAGAGTCGTTGGCTCATGGGATATTCACGCCGTCTAGGTCGATGTCATCCGACTTGAGGCTGACGATCAGCCGCATGGGGACATAGATCCACTTGTGCTTCTTGATGTCGTAGACGCTGTGCAGGAGGAATTGGTCGTAGGCGTTCGACCCGTGGTATCGGTCGATCAGGGGGGCTTCGACATAATCCCTACCGACCACACACACTCGGTGGGCGATCTTGGTCTTGATGCGCTTCCCACCCATGTCCTCGTATTCGATGTCGATGTGGTTCGGGTACACCGCAGACAGGGCTGCGTCGAGCCACTCGGCGAGCATGACATCGGTCATCCCCGTGACATCGAAATAGGTCCCGAGACCTCCGTTGCCGCTTTCGTCGGAGTGCTTCTTGGCGACCTTGGTGGAGAAGTAGTTGTGCCGCTCACGCAGGAATGTCTGTCGGGCGTTGCTGCATTCCTTGATGAAGCCGCTGTACGAGTACTTCCTCTCAAGGCGTTGGTTGATCTTGGAAACCTTCTCCAACTGATCGTCGGTGATCATGCTCGACAGCAGCATGATCTTCTCCAAAGGATTGACCACCTCGCCAACGGAGACGGTCCTGACCGTGGAGTCGAAGTCATCCCAAAACCTGTCCCCGACCTCCTCGCCGAGCGACTGCCGAAACTCTTCGATGTAGGATTGGATCTGATACCGCTGACCGATCTCATGGATCGAAATCGACAGATCATTGAGGCTCTTCACGACCATCGGATGCCCCCCTTCGTCGCCCGTATTTAGGCTTTGAAGGTGCATTCCGAGGCAAGCACCACGCAACAGGCGGCGAGGTTGAGTTCCTGATCGGCGGCGAAGGCAGACTTGTATTGGTACTCCGACAGGGTGATGACAGCCTGTGGGACCGACGAGGGCTGCAACGAGTCGAGCATGGTCTCGTAGATCCTGCGGAAGACATGCGCCATGTCCTTGTCCGAGTTCTCCACGACCCACTTGCGGATGTCTCCAAAGGACTTCGCCTTGAGTGCCTTGACGAGCGAATCCATGGCGATGTCCGATGTGACGAGGATCCCCGCATCGACCGAGCCCGACACCGAGTACCGCTGCACCTCGTTGAGGACACGGCGGAAATCGGGGAAGTGCTTGATGATGAGTTGAGCCAAGACGGGAGCGTCGTATTCGATGCCCTCTGCCTTGAGGATCCCCTTGAGCCGCTCAAAGAACTCCTGACCCATGTGGGTCTTTTCCTTGGCAGGGATCCTGAAGTCGATGACCGTGCATCGGCTGTGCAGGGGTTCGATGATCCTGTTCTTGAAGTTGCAGGTGAGGATGAATCGGCAGTTCGACCCGAACTCCTCCATGAATCCACGGAGGGCGGGTTGGGTGGACTGCGGGTTCAGATAGTCGGCTTCGTCAAGCACGACAACCTTGACACCCCCGTTGAGGGAGACGGAAGAGGCGAACTGCCTGATCCGTGTCCGCAGGGTGTCGATGCCGCCGTCCTCCGATGCGTTGATGAAGAGGAGGTCCCTCCCCAACTCGTCGCATATGGCTCGGGCGACCGTGGTCTTGCCGCACCCTGCGCCGCCGCACAGGATCATGTTCGGGATGTCTCCCGACTTCACGATATCCGAGAAGGTCTCGGACAGTCCCTTTGGGAGGACGCAGTCCGAGACCTTCTTCGGTCGGTACTTCTCTACGAGGAGGTCTTTCATGTCAAGCCTTGTTGCTGCTGTCGGATTCCATGGCGACCCAATAGGAGACCGCCGCACCCGTGAACTTGGCGACACGCTTCTCGCCGATTTCCACCGAGTAGTCTGCGGGGATCATCTTGAGGTTCTCCACCTTGAACCAAGAGCGGAACGAACCGTTGTGTTCGGTGCTGTCGATCCCGAGGGACCAACTGTGCGCAGTCGGGTCCTTCTTGTCGCAGACACGGAGGCAGATGCCTTCACCGCAAGCCTCGACGCACATGTCGGGAGCCTGTAGGACGGACGCAGCCTTCATCAGGGAGCCGAGATCGTCCTTGGTCAGTTGGAAGGACACCGAGACCTTCGGCATCACGATCTTCCTGTCCTCCTTGGTGAGGAGGCTCGGGTCGCTGAAGTAGTACTTGACGGAAGCCTTGCCTGAGTCCCCGACCAAGACATGCGTGGACTCAAACTCAAAC